CTACCTTTGGCGCGTCGATTACTTCTTCGATTACTTCTTCTGTCATGATGTGATGTCCTGTAGTTGTGCGTTAGTCAGGCGACGTGGGTAGTATTTGATTGATTTTAAATAGCCATTAAGGTGTTGAGTTAGGTTTCCGCCATTTATGCCGATACCCATGCGATCTAGCAAGGTAGGCATATTAACGCTCGTGTCTTCTGTTAGCAGCGTTCCATCATTTGCTATCAAAAAAGTATCCGTACCGACTCTAAAAGCTGTTTTTTCTGGATTGCCGTCTGTTTGGAATGCGAAATATGATAATTGATGCGCACCATCTGCATAAACTACGCCGTAAACAGAGGCATTTCCTTGACTACCAATTAGAGATACATTTTCTGTGCCGCCTGCATCGCTAATACCCACAATTCTGTTAAAGCTATCCCATTGCACAGGAGCTGGAATAATGGTGTCCCATTCGCAAAGCACTGTGAAGTTTTTAGCGTTAAATCCAAACTCGCTTGTGTTAATAGTTGGAACATCAGCAGAGCGTGTTGCCGAGCTTCCTGTAGTCCTAATTATCGATGACGCAAAGCCAGCGGCCTCAACCTGACCTCCCCAGACAAACGTCGTTCCCTGCGCTCCAGCTACACCGCCGTTGTCATCTGTTGCTCTTACCGCATAAACGCGAACCTCTGTGCATCCACTAGGCGCAGTGAATGTTTCAGAGTGTCGATACCAGCCTCTACCATAGTTTTCGCCGTTGGTGAGCGTATATTGATCTCTTGAAACAAATGCGGCATTTGTCACATCGTATACAGCGTAGACATGAGCCGTGGCGGTTCCCAACTTAGCGAACCAACTCCAAGTGTACTCAGTTCCAGCAGTTACACTGACAGTAAAGTAAGCAAAAGCACCGCTTGATGTGATATTTAAACTCGTTGCGTTTTGTAAACCATCTGGGCTTTCTGATGCACGAGGTGTAATTGTTACGGCAGACTGAGAAACACCAGCATCGAAATCGCTATTAGCAATTAAATTGGTTTTAGCTCCCTCAATAAGAAGCCCGCGCCTGTCTACACCCTCGGGATAGGGCAGAATGTATTTATCGAGATTAGCTTCGATGTAGGGATTCAGAACGTCTTCGATGTAATCAATGTAGGTTTGATTAGTTAGAGTACCAGTAAGCCAACTAAGGTATTGGCTCGCATCAAACGCGCTAACATCACCGTTGTTTGTAATGTCGCCAATTTTTTGGCCATTCACAAGAACATCAAATTCTGTCGCTTGTGGCTCTGTGCCTACTACTGCTTTCAATATCTGATCGTCGATGCCTTCAAAACGCTCTTTACTATCGTTCAGGGCATACTCGATGCGCGGGATATTATTTGGATGCTCGAATAAGGTTAGTCTCCCGCCTACTTCATCAAAGGTGACTTCTTTGACGGATACGTTATCTATAAAAAACGAAGCGTTGTCGTTCACTCCTCTTTCTCGAATTCGTATTTGGCTTGTGGTAGAAGTTGCAACAAAGTTATAGCTAAGTTGCCTCCAATCCGTATCACTGCTAGTAACGAGTGTTTTAGAATTATTTTCTACTACCTCAAAGATCTCGACAGAGCCAGAGTCACCGCTGTTGTATTTCACAAAGCAAGATAAATGATAGAGCTTACCTACTTCAGTCGTAAGATTTTGCACTGCTCGCCCTGCGCCTGCGCTCGCCGTTAAAAGAGCGGAATTATCGCCTTCGTATGGATCAGAGTTATCAGTTACGAATGTGCCGCTGCTGACAGGCCAGCTAGTGACATCACTATCAAAAGTTCCATTAGTTACAAGCTCACTACCATAGGTAACAGGGCGCAGCGCATAGCCTGAACTAGCTCGACTGAATGTAATTAAATCCTGGTAGTTGTTATACGTCTTTGTTCCCATTACTCACTCCAGTCATTAATAACGTAGCTGTTTGTACCGCTGCCTGAGAATTCTAACGACAGGGATGGCTCTAATTCAGGATTGGTTGCTTCGACAAGCCCAGCATCAGTAATGTCTTTGTCCCATACACGGAATTCTGAGACTGTTCCCATGTAGTCATAGGCTAGCTCTAAGTCAGTGCTAGAGAGATCAGGGAGAGCCGTAGGGGTTGTGTCGGCTGTTAGTGCTACACCGTCTACTGCGCCGTTGATGAACGTAGAGCCGTGGCGACTAGCGACGTTAAATGGGACTAGGATGTCTGGGGAGTATTCATCCGTAGCAAGAACATAATCAAACGTCCCTCCGTCTTCCTGCATAAACCATATTGTGCCTACGTTCGTGGTTTCTGTTGATAAAACGTGTGTAATATAATTTAAACCACCTGCCCTCCATCTGAACGGCAATGCAGTACCAGATGCCGCATTAGAAGAAACCGTCGCACCGTCATCAGCATAAGTCACCCTACCTTCCATGCCGATAGAGACAGACAGGGGGTTAATCTCGCGGACGCTGACGTTGTCGTAGTCGTTATACTCAGAAGCAGGGCCAGCACCTAATAATATATAGGTTGTTGTTGCCGTAGCCACAAACGAAAGCGTAGAGGTTGTGCCAGCAACTATCGTAGTATCAGAGACAATAGCACCGCCGAAGTTAGTACTGGTGTTTATATAAACTTCACCAGAGCCTCCTGTGCCGCCTACGTAATCAACAGAGACGCGATAAACTTTGCCAACTTCTGTTGTAATCGCTTGATAGGCTCTCGAAGTAGATCCATCTGAACCGTCCTCTGTTACCCGCAAAGCACCACTAACGATGCTCAACGTAGCGCCCAAAGCTCCTGTCCAGCCTGTAGTGTCTGTGTCGAACGTCCCATTAGTCACCAACTCAGAGCCAATGTACTGCGGCGTAGGCCACGGTAGGTTAGCTGATGGGATAGTGAAGGTTTCTGCCGCTCTGGTTACTGTGGCCGCTCCGACTGTCGGTATATAACTTGAGCGTGTTGGCGATGCCTCTAGTGTAGCGCCCCATGCGTAAATGTAAGATGAGCCGTCACCGTCGTATGTCACACTATAATCATCAGGCAACATACCGAAAGCAATATTAGGGTTTCCAGTTGAAGCAGTTGTTGTCGTGATACTGCATCTGAACCAACCGTTACCAACGTCCTCAATAGTCGCCGCGTCAGCGCCAGCACTAGACTCTACTGTGCCATTTTCAATGTCGTACTTGCCCGTGTGACTAGCCGCCCCAGTAAATACGTTAATCTTGGCTTTTGTTCTTGTGCCTTTCTTTAAGTAAACCGCCGCTGTGTATTCGGTTGAGTTAGCTAACGTACCGCCGCCGCGTGTGACGTGTCTCGATGTGCTAGACGTACTGCTTTCAACCAGCTTAAAAGCCGTGTCGGTTCCATCAGGGGCAACACCTTCATTTGCTGTGGCAGTGAGTTCCGACTTAGCCCAGTAAGAATTACTAAAGTCATGCGAATAATGAAAAAGATTAGTCCTAGCCTCAGACTCAGCCAGTACGCCCTCGTTAACCCATGCAGAGCCGTTGTAGACGTGGTGGCCTATTCGTGGAAGATACTTAGCCGCTGACGTTGTAGGGACGTATGACGCTCTTGAGGATGGCTGATCAGGGTTGTCTACCATGCCGCCTAAGTCAGAGCGGAAAATGTGGAACCCCCAAACGTAAATATCAGACGCATCACCAGATGAATTGTTGTAAATTGCAAAGTTGGCTGTCGTAGAGTTTGAAGAAGTTGTTGCTTCGTGAGTTAACAGCGTCCAATCATCTGCGCTTACAGACTTATCTACATATTGTGCGCCTGTCGTGCCGTTGTCCCAAATACGCATTCTAATAGTCGTAGCACTTGATACTGCTTTGGCAAACACGGCAAAGGTGCCTGTAACACCACCACGAATATCTGAACCGCCATCAGTGATATAGACGTTATCTGAAGCCGCGCCAGCAAAAGCATATTGACTTACTCCTGTTGTGCCGTTTGGTGCCGTCACACTACTAGCCGACGTTACTGTTACATTGCTCTTAAAAAAGTTGGACTGAGTGGCATCCTCACTGTTTCGGCAGAGATTATGCGGTGCCCATTTGATGACAGGCATCTCTCGGACGCTTACGTTGTCAAAGTAAGCAGTGTTAGCAGAATTAGAACCTAGCGTAATTGACGTGCTTGAACTCGTTGCGACGAAAGCAATTTCAAAAGTTTGCCAAGCAGATGATTGTGGTGGCTCCGCATCTGTGTAGACAACAATATCACCATTTCCAGCCGATGCCGCTCCGTCAAAAACCTGCAAAGTGCCGTTGTCGTTTATATTGTTGTTATTTACTTTCACCGAAAATAAATAGGTTTTACCTGCGACTGTGGTTATGGTTTGTGCCGCCTGTGAAAAACCGCCATTATCTGCTACCGAAATAACATTATCTCTGCCTGCAAATTTGACATGGCTAAGTGTCGCGTTAATTGCTGTCCAGTTGTCTATGCCGCTGTCGAATGAGCCATTAGTCACAAGCTCAGGCCCATAGCCGTCAGTCATAGTGGCATTGCCAGCACGGGCGTGGGTGACTGCATTAGCGAATGTCTTACTGCCGCCGTTGGCTAGGTAATACTCATCTTTGAAGTCTAAGAATAGCTTGGGGAACTTGCCCAGCACCGCAGCGTCTCTAAGCTCTTGACTGATACGGTTAGGACTTCGCTGAATGTTAATACCGATATTGACAGCCATTAGTTAGACTCCTTGGGCTGATTCTGTATAGCACCATCGACTGTTACTGCTTCTACCAGGCTAACAGTCTCGCCGCCTTTAGGCACAATGCTGACTGTGCGAGAAGAGAACGACAGAGTGCCCGAAACTGTCTGCCCTTGTTCGATAGATATGGAATACGCTGTACGTGTTGGCGACGTGATGTTAATCATGCGAGATATCCTCGATGATCGTCACTGAGAAAGTCTCTGTAGAGAACACTTCCGTATTGTCATCAGTGAACTCAATGTCGCAGGAATGCGTTCCAGCAGCCCAGCTATCTGTCGCCGTCTTTGATGCTGTTAAACTGAATACACCGCCACTCGCGTTAGTGACAGTCACGCTCAACGTCGCAATCAGTGTGTCGTTCTGACGAATCTGCGCTCGGATACTCCAGTTAGAGATATCCACGGCAGAGCCGCCCTCAGTGAGCGAAATAACCCACTCAAGCGTGTCGCCCTGTTTGTGAGTTATCGTTGCCATGTCTTAGACTACCAGTGCGTGAATGCCAGTTGCTGTGGTTCCAGTAGACTTAACACGCTTAACTGAACAAGTCAGAGTGTGGAAGTCTGGAACAGTCACAGTGCGCTCGTTGCCGTCCTTGTTTAAGAACACAACATCACCGCCCGTCTCGATGTACAAGCCGATTGCAATGTTGCCGCTGCCGACATTATCAGTGCTATCGCTCGCAGTGACTTCGATCATGTCAATAACCAAGCCAGACTGATTCGGAGCGTTCTCATAAATGAATGGGTTTGCCATGCGAAATCCTCCTAGAATCTCTTGATTATATCACCGCTATGGTTTAGTAGGCCATGTGATTTCAGACTTGTCTGTTGCCGTCGAGTACGTTTGCGGCAAATCCCGTAGCGCCTGCCTATAAGTGCGCCACTCAGCTTTTTTTGCATCTGTTAAGTCGTTATCACTCAACTGCGTCCAGTCACTTATCAACAATAAGTAATCGCGCTTCTTCTTAATTGTGTGCCATGCAATCATCGTATGCCCAGTATCGTCGTATCACATAAGGTAATCGTGCCTTTATCACTGCCACCGCCAGTGTTAAAACTGCCTGTGTCCACTTCAATATATAGGTATAAGTGCGTAGTACGCGCTACGTCATCCATCGCCACTAAAGTAGTGGTGTTTTTGTAACTGTCGGCCTGCGTGTCATTCAAATAGGGATGTACGTAATTGGACTGTGCAATTTGAGTGCGTGATGCAAAGGTAGACCCTTTACTTAACCGATAATTCACTTCAGGTCTATCACCGCCATCATCCTCCCAGTCAGACGCTGAAATAGGATTCCATTCAATGTGTACTGCGTAATAAGAACGCAAGCCTACTGTTGTGTCTGTTGGAGAATCTAAGCGCACTGAGTAAATTTGCTGAAGGGTATTTGCAGTAATAGTGAAATTGGAGTCAAGGCTTTTTGTTTTCTTAGTGACGACGTTATCGCCTAGCTCATTTAAGTCTATTAAAACAGAGGTGCCTTGAAACCTAGCAGTAGCTGCTGACTTGTTGCCTGCAAAATCTACTGACTTGAGCCAGAAATTTCGTGTTTGTATGCCAGATAATCCAGTCAGTACGTATTCTTCGCCATCCACAATCGCAGTTGGTGACGCTGGAAGTACCTCGTCAGTAGCAACATAAACCTCGACGTGCTTAAAATCTGCATCTGTCGGGTTTGTCCATTCTGCGGTTATTGTTTGTATGCCGCCTGTAGTGCCTGTTCCCGTAGGAACGCTAGGAGCAGTTGTATCACCAAAAAACGGGTTATCAGATATCGTTACGCCCGTACTCGTGACGCCTAAAAGGTTTTGCACCTGCACACGATAGTCATAGTTTGATGTGACACTTAAGCCACTGATGAGAATCCTTGTTTCTCTAGTCTCTGCATGAAAGTAATTGGTAGTGCCGTTTACATTCCAACGCACTTTGTAGAAGTTGATAAACGCATCAGTTGGCGCTGTCCATGTAAGCTCTACCGTTGTCGTCGTTGAGCCGTCAGGCCCAATCAAAGCTACTTCTGTAGCAGTCAAATCCTCGACTTCTGGCACAGTACGACCATCGTATAGCGTCAGTTCTCCACCAGCGAGAAAATCCTCTTCGTCCGCGGTTGTCCAATCATAAATCGATGATGCGGTCTCGATCAGATTCAGATTAACGCCACATTCCCCGCCAGGCTTCATGGCGAAATCGTAATCGATGACCTCGAATATTTTATCGGAGTACCCCAGGCGCGCATTCGTGATATTCACGGTGTCGCCGACCTTGATTTTCAATGCCGACATATTGACTGTCATCGCCAGGTTCACTTGCTGGCGAGATTTCAGCATTGCGATTTTGGCGATTCGCTGCGCCTGCTTGTTGTTTGTTACAAACGGCAGCGGCATATCGAGATATATCTCAGCGCCATCCTCGATGATTGTTTTTGATGCTGTACCTGTACCGCTGCCGGCACCCGTCGCAGTGAACTCGACGCCGACATCGTTCGCAGCGGCTCCGATCGCAGTGAAATCAGTCGTGCCGACAAATAGAATCTTGTATTTAGTGCCAGTGATGAAACTGCCGGCGGTCGTCTTGAGTATCTGCGCCGGGTAATCCATCACTTTATAGTTTTTTTCCTCGGAGACGAACGTGCCCTTCACGCCGTTATAGATTGTGCGCCTGGATTGCTTGGTTTGCGTTTTGATCTCACTGATGACACTCGACTCATCGAATGAGAACGTCGGCGCCGTATAGCCAGCGGCTTGAATGTAGAATTTTCCGCCGGAGTAAGTGAGCCGACCGCCCATGCTCGAGAGCAGCTGCTCGATGTTAGATTTGAGCTGATTAGTCGTTAGCAGCAGGCCATTGCACTCATATCGCGCTTGGGAAGCGTCAGAGTAGTCACCAGTCGTGTCGCATATATTCGCCGCGGCAATCACCGCGTCGTTATCGATGTTCGCTGCATCCTCGCCCAGGCCGTATTTGGTATCGAGCAAATAATCACGCACGCACAATGCCGGGTTTTTACTGAATGCTGTCGTCGAGGTGCGCGGATCGTAAACCTTGCGACCCTTAATCAGCGCCGTGATATTGGGCACGCCCTGGGGGAATTTGTCCTGGTTCCATTCTAGCTTGAATGCGATATATGCAATGCCTGATAGCTTGTGATCGCTAGTCCAGGCGGTGACATCGCTCACCAGGCTGCTCGAGGCCGTTTGCGTTGCGGTTCCCTTCTTCGTGACATCGACCGTGACATAGGTGCCCCAATCGCCTTGGAATGAACCGCCGTCCCATATCTTATTGTCGTTAAACCAAATTTCCTCGTAAGACTCGATCTCATGAGTCGCGAACGCCACCACCAGGTGCAGGTAAGCATTATCCGTGCCAGAGTGATGCATGAACACGACATTCCCGCCGACCCTCATCTCACCATAAATAATTTTCCTGGGACCCGCCGGGTCGCGGGCGGTGACTGTAGTGCCGCGCATTTGTGCGCCGAGGTCAGGTTTCGGCACTAGCGCTTTTGATATTGCAGAGACGCCGGCGCCGACGGCGAATGCAGTAGCAAACCCAAGCGCGGTGATGCTATATGCAGCACCGAATACAAGCGGAACCGCGATCGATGCACCGACCGCGCTCACTAATCCGACTACGGCGCTAATTGCCACAAAATCACCTCATACACTTTGAATATACGCGCTCGATATTCTCAAAGCCCTGGCGCTCCAAGATTTTATCGAACGGCTGATGCACTTTCGTATTAATGTTAATCTGTCGAACGCCTTCGCGTTCTAAACACTCGACCGCATATTTTATCAGCTTAATCCCAGTGAATCCCTCGCGCACGTCAGCACGCAAAAATATGATGTCGTTGTTCGCGAAAATATGATCCTTGTAATGCAGGGAAGGCGCCACAATCAGAACAAAATAGCCGAGCAGCTCGCCATTCTCTCGAGCAGTGTAAACGCGCAGCCGACCAGCGGCATCGAGCGCAGCGTAGGCTTCCCAGTCAGGATTTAGCTTTATAACGTCCTGGTTGAGAGCGATTTCCCGCCAATGCTCATCGAGCAGCGGCAATATATCCTGTTTAACATTAGTGAGATTTTCATGAGCAAATTTCATGATGGCCTCTCGCTAGTCATGAAATCTGTCGCTTTCATCGTAATCCCCATCACCGCCGGGCGGTGTTTGCGGGGTAGCCTGGGATCTACCCCACACGATCTCCTTCTCTGCTATCTCGGCAACGAACTCGAGCCCTTTATCGGTGGGGTAATCGATTTTTTGATCTTCCGCGGTATAGCGGCGCTGTCGTGAGCGCTCGAACTCGACCAGGCGATTTTCTACCGTGACTCGAATCGTCGCCGTTTCCTCGCCGTCCTGGATCGTCATCGTATCCATAAAGCCCGAGAAAATAACAAAGGGGTTGTCGATCAATGTATTTGTCGAATCCATTACGCCGAGCAGAATCTTGAGCGATCGCCCCTGATAGTTCTCATCTCGAGCCTTCGACAATAGCGGCTCAGTAACGCCCGACAATGTGACAGAGACACCATTAGCCTGGAGCTCCGCGCTTTCCTTGATGCTGCCGATGCTGAGTAACGTGCCAGCGCCAACATAATCGACGCTATCGGCAGTCAGGTCACCCAGGCCGCTCCATAGATTGAGAGCGCCAGAGTCAAACGCGCATTGCACAAAAACGACCGGGCGAACAACATCCGACGAAATAGCGTTCGCAATATCAGTGACCAAGCCGCGAGTCATATCGCCTCAACGCACGCGAACGTGAAAGAATAAAAACTCGCCTTATCGATATCCCACTCGATATCGTTCGATGCCAGGCGCCAGGTTCCTTTCGGCAGCGTGAAATCAAGTGACGTCGATGCCGAGATCGCAGTTCGCAGCGGCGGCATAATATCGAACGTCGACGAATCGATCGCAGTGATGATGTAGAGACTGCCACCGACCTCGAAATAGTCGCCAACCTCAGCGCCACCCAGAGTCCCGGTGACTGTTGTCGCGTTTTTTGTGCCGCTCGTAATCGTACCGATCGCCGACTGGCTATGGATAGGATTTCCCATCGTGAACGTGTTCGCCTGGCCTCGCAGTGCAGCGAAAAAAGCCTCAACCTCTTTCGCCTGGCTCTGCTTTAAGGGTGGCAGTGTAACCTCGGCTTCCCAGCGCACGCCCTGGTGCTGGAAAACCTGTTGATCATAAGTGAAAGGCGAGGTGCTGATGGATGTCGCCGATTTAAGGCGCATCGTCATCTTTTCAAAGCCTACATTTGGAAAAGCAGCCATTATGTCCCCATTGCAGCCGAGAAGCCGCCCCCACGCATCCTAGAATCCGCCACAGCGGCTTTTGCCGCTTCGGTAATAGCAGGAAGCATATTCGCGATTTCAGCTCTCACAGTCGATTGTATGCCCGTCGTGACGTTTATCGTTTGATGAACGATCACCTCGCTTTGATTGCGAACCTTCTCGTCGTCCTGCTTTCCGCGCGGTGATTTCGTGTGATCGATCACCGTTTCGTTGGGGTGCAGTATCGCCGGGAATCCACCCTTACCATCAACACCGCCAGATCGAGCACCGAAACCAGTAAAACCACCACCCTCGAAACTTTGTGCGCGAATCGATGCCACTTGCGCCAGGCCGCTCGCAACCACCGCCGCAGCCATCGCAAAATTGATCGGTGGCGGGAATGACGCAAGCGCCTTAGTCGCGCCCGTGTACGTATTCATGACCGCCTGGGCGATCTGCACGCCCTTCTGCAAGGCAAACGCAGCTTTGTTGTGTTTCGCAATGCCCGCCAGCTGCTGATCTAATCCGCCGAGCACGATCTGAGTCTGCTCCATTGTCGACTTGCGCGTGAATTCCTTTAGCTTTTGCTCGCCTTCCATCCGCGCTTTTGTGACCGGGTCGGTATCAGTGACATCAACCGGCGCAGCGGCAGAGCTTGCTTCGGCAGCGACAACACCAGGCGCATTAGCTGCGACGACCTCGGCAGTTTCTCGGGCCCTCATTTGTACGTTGTCATACCACTCATTGATCCGCTCGCTCGGCAGCGGAGCATTCAAAGCGTCAGATATTTGCTGTTGGATATCATCGCCGACACTGTCGAACGACTGCGCCATCATCTCGAAATTTCTGGAGACACTAGCCGCCAGTGTAGGTCGACCAAAAAAAGAAGCGACCTTGTTGTATTGTCTGATTAGAAAGTCAACCGCCTTACCGATTTTTGAAAAACCCCTCAATAAAAGCGCCGTCATCCTAGAAAATGCAAGCTGTATTCCTTTAATCAGTAGTTTTAGGCCGAGAATGCCATCGCCAACGAACCCGAATCCCTTCACCATTAACTTGGCAGCTCTGTCGCCGACGTTGCCCATCTCGTTCGTATCGAGAGCGGTCTGATAGAAATTTGCCGCCAGCTCAGAAATGGCCGGCGATAGTGCGACAGTGATCTGATTCGCGAAGCCTTCGAATACGCTTTTCGCTCGAGTCACGTTGTCATTCGCAGCCTCGATCTGAGCGGCGTCGACCCTGTCGAGCGCAATCCCCAGTGTTTCCGCTTCCTGGGCCATCGCATCCATTGCATCGGCGCCGCCCTTCATCATGTTCAGCACGCCAACACCGCGCGCGCCAAACAGCTCATATGCGATTCGGGTTCGAGTCGAATGATCCTCGACACTCTCCATCGCTTTCGCGACTTCCCTCATTTGCTGATCGAGCGGTAGTTTTGTCAGCGCCTGGGCGTTTAGTCCCAGTTCATCGAGCGCGCGAGTAGCGATGCCGGTGCCCTGGGCTGCATTCGCTATCTGCACGCCCATATTCTGGAGCGCTTTATCGAATACCTGGGTGGAGACTCCAGAGAGCTCGGCTGCGTGTCTGAACCCGGCGAGCGCTTCGGTGGTGACGCCGAGTTTATCAGCGGTTTTGGCAAGGTTATCGATGGCCTGCATTCGCATTTTGACCATCGCAGCGGTCGCCGCTGCACCCGCAGCGACAAACGCCGTTCCAATTTTAGCGACACGCCCGACCGTTTTATTCGTGGCGCGCCGCATATTAGTCAGATTTCGATTAACAGAATCAAACGCCTTCTGCGTTTTGTTCTTGGCTGTGATATCGATCTGCGCGTTCATTCGGCTCATCTGTTCGATTCCTTTAACTTAAACCACGCTATCCAGCCTAGATATTCCCTAATATCCATCCTTTCGATTTCTCCGACTGTTTTGCAGAGGGTTTCCGCCAGGTAATAACGGAACTGCAAGTCATTGTCGGCTCTCAGTTTCCCGAGACTTCATCCTCGTCCGGATCGTTCGAGCTAATCTCTCCAACAACACGCGCCAGGACATCGGGATCGACGTGCCGCATTAGCTCGGTTTTCTCGGCCTTTCGGAAAATAGGTTTGCCATCCTCATCGATCAGGCGATAAATCAATGTCATCGCCATCGCTTCGGCTGTCTTACCGTTCTGACTCAGCTCGAGAATTTCGCCCATCTGAGCTAGATTGATGCCAGGCTTTGCATATGCCGTCGTCTCCCACTCGGGGATCTCAATCTTGACTGGTTCGGCGCTTAATAGGGTTTTGTAGTGCCCCTTCGCCTTATCCAGGACACTCATTTTCAAACCGTCGTTTCAGTCAGTGCGCCATCACCCTGGACAGTGATCGATGCCTCGATGTTGCCATCGAAAGCAGCTGATCGAGTCACGCCGGTAACAATAGCCGTTCCCGAATAATAAGTATCACCAGCTGCATCGCCTTCTGGGTAAAAATTCAGAGTCACCTCAGCGCCGCTCGTGAGAGCGCCCTGGCCTGTGGTGTCAGTTTCGTCCCAGTAGACATCCACCGACCCGGTGAATGTTGTTAGGCTTGCAACGAATGCCCGGCTGGTCGAGCCCATTGTTGTCTGCTCGAGAGTGTCTGCCGACTCCTCGATTGAGTAGGAACGAATATTGGCGATGGTGTTCGAACCAACCTTTACAGTCCCCTCGGATCCTTTGTGGATTGCCATGTTTTATTCCTCCCCGGAATCTTGATCGTTTGTAACTTCTGCTTCGGGTTCTGCCGCCGGCTTTTTGGCTCTCGCCTTTTTCGCCTTGACTGGCTCACCCTGGGACTCAACCAGCTCCCAACCTTTTCGCAACATCTCGTCGACTTTCTCGGGTTGCACCCTGATCGTCGTGTCACCATATTTCATCGCTATCATATAGCTGTCCCCGCATCGTTTTCAGCCGTGAAATAGTCAACCTCCACCGTGAATGTAGCATATGCCACCGGCTGATCAGCATCACCCGAAAACTGCGAATCGAATGATATCACTCGCGTGTCTTTTGCGTATCCGCCGCGAGTTAAATCTGTATATAAAGCAGCCTCGACTTCTTCTGCAATAGTGTCGAGCGTGTCGTCATAATTTGCGAGCGCCTTCACATAAGCCTCGACTGCAACCAATAAAACGCGCTCCTGGGCCCTGGGAGTCGTTATCGTTTGATATTCGACATCCTCTGACTTCGTATAGATCGCGATTCCTGGCAGTTTATTCTCCGCCAGGGGATAAACGCGGGTTTGATAGACATTGGTGCCTGTCGTCGTCAAACCAGTCAGCGCGGTGGTTATATTGTCGCGAATTAACTTTCTAACGTGCGCCATCACTGCGCCTCTAACATCACTTCGGTCATGCCCGTCCCATCAGGCATCACCACGCGCACAATATAAGTTACCCCAGCGATCACCATCTGATCACCCTCGGCGATATTACTCACCTCGCCATCGCGACAGAGCACCTTGGGCTGCTGCATCGCGAATGTCACCGTGCCGGTCGTGTCGACATCGATGAACTCATTGTCAAAAATGACCGTGATATCGGTCGCGGTCCCACCTGATGGGGTATAGGAACAAGCCACCCCGAAATCAGCCAGGAATATCGCGCGCTCGTCAGCGGTCTCAACAGCCATTAGTCAGCCTTCTTTTTCGGCCTGCCGCGCTTTTTTGGCTTAGTGTCATCGTCCAGGCCAATGGCGCGATTTGTTGTCGCCGCCGGCTTCTCAGCTACCTCGGCGATGCGCTTCATGGCTAACAGCGCTTTCACTTCTGACTCAGGAACCTCAACAACATCGCCGGCTTTAGCCGCGCAACCGTTAATCACTGTACCTTTTAAAACTAGATATTTCATAAACAACCTCAAGAAAACCCGCCCCTCCAGAGAAGGGCGGGGTTTGAGTTTTAGCCATCGTTACCGAATGCGAAACTAACAGCGTGACGTACAGCGACGTCAACAGACTGCAACGCAACAACTCGAACGGTGCCGCTGGTGCTGTTTGTGTACGGATCGACAACAATATCGAGGCCGCCAAACATACCGATCAACAGATCGTTGAAGTTTCCGAAATACAGGTTACCGGCGGTTCCCTGGTTCGAAACGATTGCACGATAGCCGTTGACAGTGCCACCAGGCTCGACAACAAACTGAGCAGTGCCCGACGCCTTTTCAGTCGTCTTTAACGCGCCATGCATAGCCGCGGGCATGATGTATGCCAGGCTACCCATCAGAGCATTATCTTCCGCAACAGCCGTCTCGAGTGTTACCACCTCTGCGAATGTTGGGTTAGCAGCTGCGAATGCTGTCACGGTGTTCACGCCCGAGGTATTCAAAATACCAGTAGGCTGACCGCTTGAACCAGAGCCCTCGAGACCAGCCAGGTCGATCGCCAGAGCGATTGACTGCGCCAGGTCGTCACGCATTAGCGCCTCGACATCCAATGATGATTGGATCAAGAGTTGACGGGTCACATCAGTGTGAGCGCCGAGTGTCTTGGGAGTCATCGAGACTTGTCCGACAGTCATTTCTGACTCGCTAGATGCACCGCCTTCGGTAGCAATCCAACCCGCAACCGCTGCCGAATCTTTACGTGGGATTTTTACATCGCCAGAAAGACCGCCAAGCATACGAGCGCCGGCCTGCATCACTGATGATGCATTGCGAAGGACATCGATAAACTCACCGCCACGAAAATCATCGGTGAACAACTCGAACTCATCAGCAGAGTTCAGGTCGCGCTTCCAGTTTCGCATAACCTCAGCCGGGAGCATGATGCCCTGGGCGGTTTTGCCATACTGATCAGCGGCAGCACGAGAGCACTCGAATTCGAATGCAGCGGCTTCCTGAGCTCGTCGATCGGTTGGGTTTGCGAGAGCATTGACAGCGCGAACAAGAGAGAAACGCTCGGTTTCTTTTTTGTTCATGCCAATATCCTGGCTTTCCAATGCACGATCAGATCCGATCACCTCGAGCAGCTCGCCGCGAAATTCTTCGATCGACTTGCCTTCCGAGATCGCGCGCTGCGCGAGATCCGATTTGTTGTGACGTGCGCCTAACTCAACAATTTGAGCGGCGTTCTTTTGGGCGGCTTTCCGAGCATCTGCTTCGACTGCCGCGATATCAATAGATTCTGACATGGGTAATGTCTCCTTAAAGTCAGTTTTGATCACGGGGTTTAATGAAGCAGAGCGCCCTACTCCGACCGATGAATCAGCCGGGATTGATACGAGCGATGCCTCTACGGGACGCCAGGATTTAGCGACATATGTCTCTTTATCCTTGCGCTCCAGCTTGTTGATGGCGTAACCAATGGACACGTTAGCCTTGATTCCATCCACCACATCGTCGAAAGCCTCTCTAGCCAATGCGCCTTTCCCAAAACGCACCGTCGCCCGGAGCCGCCGAGCCGAGCCGTCGAGTTCGACAGATTCAACTACGCCAATTTGTCGCTCTGGATCGTGATCCAAGAGCAGCGGAGCGCGACCGCTGTTGAGGAAACTAAGGTCGATAGCTTCCTCTGAGTGTTCTAATACTTCCATGCCGAAAGAGCGCTGCACGGGCTCTTCGGAGCTGACCGCCATGCGAACCCGACGCGATTCCTCGTCGACCGCCCTGGCATCCATTTCCATCGCCCGGTGGGTTACCTGGGCAACCCCCTTGCGCTCTTCGTCCGAGTCGCTTTCATGCTTTTCGAATTCGACAATGACGCTCGATTCGGTTTCGGTGACGTTTACAATATGACGCTCGTCATCGTGAGCACCGCGGATTGGATCGATTTTCGTCAGAGTCGAGAACTTGTGACCGACCAGGACATCGCTCTCGCTGCCCTCGCTGTCATAGATACGTATCAACGCCGCCGGGTCATCCTCTGTGCCGGTGACAGTGAAATCAGTATTTGGAACATCGATCTCGCCATCGCGCTCAATACGCTCGATTTTTCCGCGAGCCATGCCGCCAGATGAATCCCACTCGACAAAATCGCCGATCGATAATTCACCAGGTTCTGCGCGCTTTTCTGTATCCATTGCCTTTTCCTCAATGGCTTCCTCAAACTTTAAAACTTCCCAGTTGTTCTCCCGCAGCCATTCGCGAGCGGCTTCCGCCGAATACATCCGAGAATCGAATCGGATCGACTGGATCTCAGTCTCGCCGTTCTTATAACCGACGATTATATCAATTCCTTCACCAAGTTCATCATTTACCCGCCGGAACTCATCATATTGGCCGGGATCTCTGATCCTGGCTGCGTGTTCGTTCGGGTAGGGACGCGAATCGATATAGGCTCTCTCGTCTAATGAATTAAGTCGCTCGACGATTCGTCGAGTCCATGACTGTCCAGCATCTCCGCCCCATAACTCCCAGGCGATTCGCCCGGCACTTGGGAATCCATCCTCTCCGCTGCTGAATCCTTCGGCTTCCTTATCGACAGCGTGTCGAGCAAAGTAAGAAAACATACGCCGAACAGTATTAATACTGAGCTCACGACGATTAGCCAGGTCGCGAGCACGAGCGACACCAATTTCAGTACCACCTCGCCCAAATTCTTCACGCCATTCCAAACCGCGTCTCGCATTACTTGCCATCGCCTCCGTTGGTTTTGTGTTTATTTCTTCGCCTTTATACGTCGCCACTATCCGTTACCTCGGGATTGACCGGCATAAACTGGGCAGCGTAGGGCTCCAGCGCATATTTAACGTCGAATTGCTCCATGAGCGCCCTGTCGCGGCGAATCTCCGCCAAGAGCTCCTCGGTGTCCTTTCCGTACTGGCTCGCGACATCCTGGAGACTCAGCACGCCGGCCTTCATGCCATTAATCGCAGCGTTCATTTCCTTTTGCGGGTCGACCCAATTCCAGGCACGCCCACGAAATTCAGCCGCAGCGCTAAACTTGGGATAGGTGCTCAACGGCAGCCGAACACCCTGGACCTCGAGCGCCGACTCGAGCCAAGCCTCGAACACCGGGCGAATGAAATGCTCGATCATGAATTGATGCAGGTTCCGATAATAGTCGCGCTCCTCGAGCGCGCCCTGCCTGATTGAGCTGTACGATGTCGCCTCGAGATCGTTTGCGAGTGACGTATAGGATACGTTCAGCGCCGACGCGATACCCTTGAGCACTGATTTATGGAAGCTATCGAATTCGCTCGTCGGGTACTGCGGATCGAAGGTTTTAAAGTCGACGCCATTCGGCAGCTGGTGAAATGTCCCAGGCTGCGCGTCAATGATCGGCACATGACCATCGAGATCATCTGCCACAAACCCATCACCCGATGGGCTCGTAAAAAAACCCATCTTGGACGCGCCCATTCGAGCCGCGACAATCGATGCCTCTCGCCAGCCGTTGAGCTGCTTGAGTGATGCCATCGCCGGCGCCATCCAGGGTTCGCCTCGAGTCTGTCCTGGGCGCAGCGGCTGGAATATATGAATCACTCGATCGGCAGTGATCCGCCGGTGTTTTGGCGAGCGTGTTAGTGTCGTGAAATCATAATCGCCGGGATGATAGGTCAGCAGATGATAAGCGACTGGCTTTCGGAACTTGTCGAGCTCCACGCCCATCCTGATCTCGTTTCCGTTAGACAATCGCTCTGATTTTTCCTCATCGACCTGGTCGGGCTCGATAAACTCAAGCGCAAACGAATCGTGGAAGCTATTCCCTCGATGCTTGATGATGAAAACCTCACCATCACGCGCCAGGCTCTCGATAACCATCTTCTGCACGTCGATCCAGCTCATTTTGCCGTCCGCCGTGCAATTACCGGAGCGCCCCCAGACTTTAAATGACGATTCGACAGCCGTGTTGCCGTCCTGGTCGAGCGATCCCGCCGGATCGAGCGCTTTGACCTGGAGTTTGATGCCGTGCTGACCGATCGTGTTTGTTTTTAATAGCGTCAAATAACGCTTTGCATATTCATTATTCCTGGCGAGATCGCGAGATCGAGCGCGCATTCTCGATAAAACCGGGTAGAGCTCACTGTCTGCGCTGCGCTCTGACTCTCGATAATCAGCAAATAAACGACCCGTATTCGCTGCCTGATAGGCTCGCTTCATTGTTTGCGGCTTGGTCTCAGGCTTTGCCTTCCAGAAATCGAACATTCCCATCTCAGAATCTCACCTCGATTGTCGCGCCGTTCGTTTTGCCGCGTTTTAAGAGCTCGTGGTTTTCATGCTTCACAACCTCACGTCGGTAATAGTCGCGCGCCTCGACCAATTCAGAAAAACTCAGCTTTGTCAGTGATCGCCCAGCGATTGAGTAGCTTGCGACGTCAGAGTCGGCTTTGCCTTGTAGCAGGCTCTCGATTTTGTCGACCATGATCTCGGCGTGAATCCTGGGATCCGCCTGATTGTTGTCCATATCGGGGATCGCTTCAAAGTCGCCGATATCGACAACGACACGATTACCCGATGATGTCTGAGTGATTTCGAGCTGCCAGTGATACTTGCCAGTCAAAAATGACGCGGTGGTCGTGCTGTCAGCCGTGAATAGGTAATAAGTATCGGTTGATCCTGCCGCTTGCGGAATTTTTATCTCTGAACTGCCGCCACCAGTGATCCGAGCGACGTATTCCGCCGTGTACCCGGTCGACGTCGGATAATCTGCCGCAATGTCCGATCGCTTCCACTGAATAAAATCGCCAACGACGATTTCCTCGGGTTCACCTTCTGGAGCATTCGCAGCTAAGAATAAATTCGCCATAACTTATCGCCATGATGTCGCAAAATTCCCTCGCGACTGCCCGCGCGGGATATAGCTGGTTTTTTTCTGCTCTTGTTTGACGGTCTCGGTGCTCTGATCGACGCTGTCGAGTTTGTCAGCCAAGGCATTGACATTAACCCCTAATATACCATAGGCCGCCAATGCATACACCATACAGTCGAGCGCCTCATTGCGCGGTCGAATCTTCTCGAATACCCGCTTTTTAAAGCCCCTGTGGAAGCGTGTGACGATTTTCTCCGCCGTTAGCTGCCTGAAATACTCGTCGTTTAAAGTGTCTGAGAAATGCATATATCCAGCCCCAGGCTCTTTGATTCGCATCCTGGCGAATAATAGATCCTTCGCAGTGTCGACTCCGACCGGGAAAAGCGGGCATTTGCCGATGTTGTTCTTCGATGGGCGCCCTGAGATCGGTTTCCCCTCACCGCCGACACCCTTGATGGCAAAAATTCGACGTGGCCCGTTCTTTTTGCAATAAGAATAGACCGAGTTCGTGAAATGACCGCCAGAGTCGACACAAGTCGCCCGGATAGCGATCTGTCGACCTGATTCGGTTTGATATTGCGTATTTAGCACCGAGTCGAGGTTTGTCCAGAGCTGCGGCGTGCTCGGATCGCCATATAGCGTGTCATGCGCCAGGACATACGTTTCATCATCACGCCCCCAGCCAATCACACTGATCTCGAGCCGGTTGTCCTGCACGTCGACGCCGGCAGTGAGCAAAATGACATCGTCAGGCACGTCAATCATCTGCTCGCGGCGTTCGCTGAGATCGTAATCGTCGACCGTCTCACCTTCATCTTCCCAGGTCTCGCCAAGATAGGTATTCGTGAACACTCGCAGCTGCTCCGGGTTCTTTTTAACGCTCAGGAATTCGCGAGCGGCATCCGGCAGCGACGTCCAGGGACTATACATTCCATTGATCGCGAATCCCGCGACATTCGATTCCGGCTGAGTCGCAATCCACTCGCCATTTCGGATCGCCATGATCCGGTCGCTTTCGCTCCACATAGCGCCGCAATGCTGACAGGCATAGTGCGCCGTGTCTGGATTGCCATCATCCCATCGCACATTCGACCATCGCAGCACCTGGGGCGTGTGACAGTGACGGCAGGGAACATAGAAAAAACGCTTGTCCGATGCCTCAAACGCTTCCTCGATGCGTGATGACCCTTTGTTTGTGGGCGTCGACACCATGATCACCTTGCGATTCCAGAATGTCGCCGAGCGTTTTCTCGCGAGCTGTATCGGATCACCTTCTGATCCTGCCGATGTCGGGTAACGATCCACCTCATCACATAAAACGATGCGGATCGGCCTCGAGGCCAGTCCCGCCGGTGAGTTAGCACCGACGATGGTGATGGCGCCACCTGGAAACACTTTGTGGAGCGTGGTATTCCCCGAATCGCGCGCCCTGGGATCCTTCACCTTGTTTTGTAGACATGGCGTCGAGCGTAACAATCCAGCTGCGATTCGATCCTTTGAGAATGCCTGCGCCATCTCGAGCGTTGGCTGCAACACCAGAATCGGGCTCGGGTCGTTGTCAATGTGATAACCGATAATGTTCAGCAGCGCCTCAGTTTTGCCAAGCTGCGCGCCAGCCATCACGACCACCTCGCGGATTGATGGATCGCTGCAAGCGTTCATGATGCCCCGCTGATACTCCGCTCTCGAGGTGTACCATCGAACAGGCTCGCTGCTGC